TTTTTTGCTTCCTGAATCCAGGAAGCAACTCTTCAATGTGCATCATGACGAACACACGAAAATTGTTCATCTCGATGGGGTCGACTACCGGTGTTTGTTTAAGTACACGAGCCTTCAATGCTTCTAGCTCGTTGTGTTGGTTAGCTGCAAAACTAAATGGTTCATATCCAAGATTTTTAAAAAATGAATACTGCATAATCCTAGTAGGTCGTGGATTAACAGCTTGTATTGGTACTTCAACACGTGCCCCAGCTCTAACAACAACAGCTTGTGGCACGGCATTTACCCCTTCACCTTTGATCATGCCATTCCACGCACTAGCGACGGAACGGCGAGTTAAGAGTCTTGCTAATGGTAATCCAAACAGCATATCTCAAATTCGGGTATTTAATAATGATCATAAGGTGAATAAGGGCCATTAGTATTGCAGTTGTTTGCATCAATTGTGTGCTATGAGACAATGAATAGTTCATCACGTATCGTATAATTCGCGCCAGCTTGGCGCGCCATGTCATGTTATAATAATCATCCATCACCATACGTGATATTTTATGGTATGGTGACTTCGAATGAATATACATTGCCACTGCAGGAGCAAACGTCATGCAGCGCACATATGCTGTTGAGTAAATTTGAACTTCGGCCAAAAGTTCGCGGCAATGCACGACTGTCAAGCTGTACTCATCTTTTGAATGTGTTTTAACAGACAGCCGTGCTACCAATTCATCAACAAGCACAACCGGTAAATTGACACGAATAAACGTGCCATGATGGACATACACACCACCGTCAGAAGGATACAATGTGTCATAAGAAATCTCATCGACATGATATCCGACAAAATTCAAGCGTGGAATTTCATATTCCTGCCAGTCGCGTAACAACAAGGTGCGTTTCTTATTGTTGGTTAACATTGTTCGATATAATGGTTCACCCTTGTTATCGACTGGTGCGACATGAACTGGCCCTTGTGGGACAGGTGGTGGTGGGTTAGGATTCCGAGGTCGACCAAGGATCGGTCCCCGTCGCCGCATCATGCCGAGTCCACCCATCAACTCTGTGCATTCATCAGCGACTTCGCGCAATTTGGGGTCACTATCCAAATAAGACTTCATAGAATTAATCATCAGTGACAAAACGACCTTATTATGCGGTCTGACATCGGTGTCACGTAGAGCTTTGCGACACAAAAATATGGCCGCGCAGTTCCATACCATGTGCAACAGAACACCATTCAAAAATGGCATTTTGTTTGCAACAAGGTGCATGAGAAATGGTAATCCACGTTCAATGAAAAACCGAGTTGGTCTCCCTTGATACAGTGGTAGATAAGTGTATACTTCAAAAATTGGAAGTAGCAAACCTAAAAGTGGATGTATTTTCATCAAAAATTTCTTTTGTATCTCTTCCGTAATAGGTGCAATTCCTCCAACTACAATTAAAGCATCACGTATCTTTTGTGAGAAGCTTTTGTCAAACACTGTGTGCCAAGCAAACAACCGCATCCGAGCTATAATATAGCCTTTCATTAGATTGCTTAGTGTTAACTCCCCATATGATAATCTAGTACATGCAATTACAGCCTTTATAAACGTTTCCCACTCGTTTACAAAGCTGCCACACATCCAGTTAGCAGCCCCTGGTGTGGTAGGACTGGTAGGTTGATCTGCCAACGCTACAAACTGTCTTATGCCGACGGGCGTCGAACTTTTCGGGTGACGAGCCCTTTACTCCACTATGCCTGAGGTTGAGATCGACATCTCCAAGAACTCTATGGGTGGGTGTACATGACGGGGGCGACGCTAGGTCGCCTAAAAAGCAATTATTCAAACCAGCGCTCACAAGGCGGCCGTTAATGCGCACTACTGCCCACGGCGACCTGACCACTTGAGTTAATGAGGCTCAAGTGGCGAGGTTACCATGCGCAGTAGTCCGGAAAACAACACGGCCG